ATAGAAATATTGGTTCACAAGTCACAAATTACCTATTTGATGTTGTTGATGAAGGAACTGCAGGACTTTTAAAGTTAGAAATTGAAAGAGCCATCAATTATAATGAGCCCAGAGTAAGTTTAAAGTCACTTTCTCAACTTAGAGGGTATTATAGCCTTCAAAATGGACTTTCTAATAGAAGGAATGAGGATGATGCAGTTTTTGTGGAGGCTCAACCAGATAGAAATCAATTTTATGTTAGTATTAGCTATGAAATTGTAGGAACTGACAAATTACAGATTGTTGAGCAGATTTTAACTCCAACGAGATAGCATAAATAACTTAAAATCAGGGTTTTACCAATAATGGCGGGTGCTATTCAACTAACTGAGGTAGATTTTGATGAGATTAAGCAAAATCTTATAAATTATCTTAAATCAACAAAGCAGTTTACTGATTTCGACTTTGACGGCTCGAATTTGCAGGTTATTCTGAACCTCATTTCTTATCAGGCTCAACTTAATGCATATACTGCTAATATGGTGGCCAATGAGAGCTTTTTGGCTTCTGCTTCTGTAAGGGAGAATGTAGTATCCAATGCTGCTATGATTGGATATCTTCCTGTCTCAGCAAGAGCTTCTAATTCTGCAGTAGACTTTGAATTTACTTTAAATCCTGATCAATATGCTGCAGGGCTTCCTCAATATCTAACCATTAAGCCAGGAATGGCATTTACCACTAGTGGGGGCACTGGGAACTTTATTTTTAACATTATTGATAGTCAGAATTCCCCAGTGGCTAGTTCAGGGCTTTGTAAATTTACCAATGTTAAGGTTTATGAGGGAGCTTACCTTCCTGCTAGTTTTGTAGTTAATGAAGCTGATTATAATCAGGAATTTATCATTAGAAACTCCAATATTGATACTTCTACTATGAGGGTAGAGGTCCAGGAGGATCCCAATGAAGATGTTAGGCATATCTATCAACAGGCTGAGAATTTAGTTACTCTTACAGCTGAAACCAGGGCTTATTGGTTGGAAGAGGTAAGTAATGGTTTTTATCATCTTAGTTTTGGGGATGGTTACTTTGGAAGGAAGCTTCGTAATGGAGCTAAGATCTTTGTTAAGTATATTGTTACAAATGGAGAGCTAGCCAATGGTGTTCAGGGAACTGCTAATTACATCTTTGTTGGTAGTGTATTAGATTCCTATGGGACAGTGATTAGCGTTCAGCCAACTGTTACCTCTGGTCCTGCATCTGAGGGGGGAGCACCTATTGAGAGTATTCCTTCTGTGAAGTTCAGGGCTACCAAGTCATATGCCTCCCAGAAGAGGGCTGTGGTGGCTTCTGACTATGATAGCCTGGTTAGGGACATCTACCCTGCTGTAGATGATATCTATGTCTATGGAGGAGACACGTTGGTACCTCCACAGTATGGTAGGGTGTATATTTCAGTTAAGCCTTCTAATGCTGAGTATCTCTCCAACATCACTAAGAACTACATTAAAGATTCTTTAGATCCTTATAGGGTAGCTTCTCTGGATATTGTATTTGTAGATCCACAGATTCTGTATATTGAAGCAGTCTCTATGGTATACTATAATAACTTTAGAACTTTGAAAGATAATGCTGCTATTATAAGCTCAGTCAAGGAAACCTTAGAAACTTATAAGACAGCTTCTTCTATTGCTAAGTTTGGTGGAGCTATTAGATATTCCAAGATTGTTGGTGCTATTGATTCTTCTGATGATGCAATCACCAGAAATAATACTAATCTTAGGATGAGGAGGAATGTAGAGGTTAGACTAAATGCTCCAGCCACTTATGAGATTTGTTTTGAAAATCCATTGAAGCTTGATTGTAACAACCCTGTTGTTAATTCAACAGGATTTACCTTAACTATAAATGGTGTGACATCTCCTACCATCTATTATTTCCAAGATAATACTAAAGGAAAGATATACAGTTATCATTATGACGAAGAGGGTACTCTTATTATTGATAATAAGAAATTTGGTACAGTAGACTATGATACAGGAGAAGTGGAATTAGGATATATTAAAGGACAAGATATTACCTTTGCTACCACCGTAGAAAAGAATGGAGTAATTAAAGTAACAGCTCTTCCAAGAGATAATGACATTAGTGTTATAAGATCAGTATATATGGACTTTGATGTGTCCTCTTCAGTGATTGAAGCAACCGAAGATAAGCAGATTTCAGGATCATGACAAATTTAAGCTATTCCGATCAATCTAAAGTCAACGTCTATCCCTCCTCTCAGGTTGACAGTACTCTCCCTAATTTTATAGTTGAGAACTATGCTAACTTCGTAGCTTTTATGTCAAAAGCTGATGAAAGTGAGGAGCGTCTTGGATTTGGACAGAACCTACTTCAGAGTCTCCAAAGGTATAGGAATTTTGATACCTATCAACATGGAATAGTAGAATATGGTATCTTATCCTCTAATCTACTTTATAGTGATGGCAGTGGAGATGCTCAAATTGAAACTAACTATTCTGAAGCTATTGTTACTGGCGACGGGGTTAATATTCTAACGGAGGATAGCTCTACCTACTTTACTTTGGAAGATGGGTATGGATTTCCTGAAACTAATGGTGTAGTTCTTATTGATGAAGAGATTATCCTTTATAGAAAGAAAGAAGGTAATGTATTCTCTGATTTAACCAGAGGAGCTTCAGGAACTACTGTACTGCAGACTTTTACTGCTCCTGGTACTTATATTGATAGTTCTGCTGCTGCTCATCCTTCGGGATCAGTTGTTCATAATCTTTCAGTATTGTTTTTATCTGCAATGCTGGAAACTATTACAGAATCCTTCACAGATAACCTCTTTTATAAGAGAATTGCTAAGGGAGTCAATAAATCTGCCCTTCTACAAAACATAAGGGACTTCTATCAATCAAAAGGTTCTAAGTTAGGAGTCAAAGCTCTCTTTAAGATGCTTTTCGCTCAGAATGATGTGAATGTCAGTTATCCTGGCGATAGGATGATTATTCCTTCCGAATCTGGATGGTTTGAAACTCTTATTCTTAGGGTAGTACCTGTTCCTACTCTTCTGTGTGATCCAAAAGAAAACAATGTCAGCCCTTTGGGTATTCTTGGATCTGAGCTACTTTTGAAGTCTTATCTGGATGATGATGCCGTATATGCCAGAACGTTCTGTGATTATATTTCTGTATATCCATATAATGATCAAACTCAATATGAACTTTATGTAAATGTAGATTTTGACGCTGGAGACTTTATTCCTAACCCAGAAAGCCGTTTAACTAGAGGATTGCAGGTAGTTGGAAGTAGTAATGACAATGTTGATGTTACTACCATTACTGTTGAGTCTACTTTGGGTTTCCCTGATAGTGGGGTTGTCTTTATTGAAAATGAAGGCATCTCTTATACTTCTAAGACTTTCAATCAATTTGCTGGATGTAAGAGGGGATTTATTGGAGTTAGTGTAGCTCATCCCATAGGATCTTTAGTATATGGTCCATATTATATTGAAGCAAGATATAAGAAGGAGGGTGAGGTTTATGTTAGTAGATCTTGGCCATTAGGTTTGGCTCAGAAGGTTAAGGTAGAAGATCCTGGAGTTTTGCACTCTTTAGATGATGATGTTTATATTAATGGTCCAGGAAGAGTAAATCCCAGAGAACAAGCATTAGCTTCCTTTGTAGAGAACTACGACGATAGTTTAGCTGGAGTTGCTCAAAGTGGTGGCACTGATACTCAATTATCAGTAACTGCTGGAGTGAGTGGAGTATATTTTGATGCTTTTAATATCTTCTCTACTTCAAGTACTCTTCCTTATAGTCCTATAGGACCTTTCAGTACGGATGGATCAGTTGGTCCTGTAGAAGTTTATAATTCTGTTAGTATAATTCCTACTCAAACATCTATTAAATATAATACCTTTAAGGATAAAGGAACTCATACTATAGGTGTATTTGTTGATGGTGTTTCTGCTTATAGTAATAATTCAACAAATAGAGTATATCAGGGTAGGATAGCTGGAGCTGTTGTACTTAAGAAAGGTAGTGGTTATGTAAATCCTAGTTTGATTATTAATGAGATTAGAAAAGGAGAGGCTGTTATTGAATTATCAGCTTCTGGAGCTATTGTATCCGTAGATACAGATCCTATTACTAAAGATAATTATGGTAGTCAGGTTACTAGTAGAATTAGTGGTGGAGAAGGAGCAGTTTTAAGTTTAGATTTCACTAATTATGGTACTATTAAGAATGTTACTCTGGTGGATGGAGGAAAGTGGTATTATGGTGGGTTTGCAATTATTACTGTGGTGGATTCTTCTGGTAGAGGAAAAGGAGCTGTCCTTAGAGTTACTGATAAAGCTAATGGTGTAATTACTGGTGTTGAAATTGTAAATGGAGGTATTGATTATAATAAGAATACTACTTCGGCTGAGGTTCTCCCTCTTGGAGATGGTGCCGACGTATTTGCTACTGTTCAGTATTATACCTTTGATCAGTATAGAGAAATTATAAATCACGATAATTGGAGTTTAGATTCTGGAAATGGTTTCTTATATCCAGCTACTAGTTCAGCTACAGAAAGAACACATTATGGTTATATTGGATATCCTAAGCTCTTAGCTGCAGATAATCCTCAAGGTATTCTTGGGTGGGCATTTGATGGTCATCCAATTTATGGTCCTATTCAGTTTAAGAATAAAAAGGATGATACTGATGGATTTGTAGTTTATATTAGTGGATACGTACTAAGATCCAATAGAAACAATATCATTGCTGGTGGTGGAACGCAAGGGACTCTTCCTCCCACTAAACAAGAATATGCGATGGGAACCTTTATTGAGGATTATAAGTATAATGATGATGCTACATATTCATCTGATTATAGACTACTGACAGATAATACAGATACTTCCAGTACAGCTGATCCTCTTAATAATGCCTATATTCAAACCGATCCACTTAATGATTATTTGATGGCAACTTTGGGTGGAGGTGTAGATATTAATGTTGTAGTATGTGATGAAAATAATGGGGCATTTATCAATACTCCTGAGTTTCCTGAGGAGCTATATCCAGATGGAGTATATTGTTATATTGCTACAGCTATAGGTTCTAGTCCCAGCTTCCCTTATATTATTGGTGATAATTTTGCTAGTAGACCTATCTCTCAGAATCTTAAGTTGATTGATGAGATTCTTCCTGTACCTATTACATATAGTTCTTTTAATCCAGAAGTTACTTATGATGGTACTCAATTAGAGTTTGATTTTACTAAGATTAATAGATTTAGAAATCCTTATTTGGAAGAGACAAAGGATGAATTAAAGGTTGAGGTTGCTGATGTATCTAGAGGTAGTATATCTTCTATTGAAGTTGTAAGTGGACTTCCTTCTACAAGCAAGGTAGGAGATTTAGCATACTTTGATGATGCTGGTACTGGTGGAGCAGGAGCTGAAGGTATAGTATCACAGGTTAGAGGAGAACACGTAACTGGTTCTTTTGGTTCTGTTATTGCTACTCAGTTAATTTCACATAAGCAAAAGATTAATCTGAATTATTATGAATATAATCCTAATTTAGAGATGATGGTAAAGCCTGACTTTACCTTTGTGCCTGATACTCTTATCACTACCAGTACTGGTTCTATTGCTCAGGTATTAGGAAAACATAATGTAGATCCTTTTAACTTTGCTGATGATCCAGATAATTATAATTATGATACAAGACTATTAACTGTTCAAACTGATACTAAGAGATTAATTCAACCTGGCGATGTATTCTATGATAATGATGGAAAAGCAGCTGTTGTAAGATCTATAGGCATGGGTGCCTTTATGGGAGAAGTTAATGTAAGACAAGCTCCTCCTTTTGCTCCTATTCCTGGACAATTCTATGTTTCATCTAAAAATAGAGTAGCTACATCCGATTGGAGGGATAGTAGTAATACTCCAGATAGTGGTATAGAGGGAGTAAAGGTATGGAAAGGAGACGTTGTAGTTTGTATTAGTGATGGTACCACTGAAGGATATACTTGGATTGTGCAGGATGATAATACGCTGTATGATGCAGTAGCCGATCATGGCGCACTAAAGATCAAGCAAGCCTTAGAATCTTACTTCCATTTGGATTCAGGTGATTGGCTTTTAGATGAAGATGGTTATTTTCACTTAGAGCTTGAGCAGAATGTAACTCTTACTATAAGGGGCATTCCTTCAGTAGGTTCTAATACTTGGGTTTCATCCACTGAGCCTGCTCAGGATACAGCTACAGATGGAGATCTATGGTGGTCTATTAATACTGGTAGGTTCTATGTGTTCTTTACCTGTAAGGCTTCATATATGGAAGCTGGACAGGAGTGCATAAGGACATTTGGGCAGTGGGTATGTACTCAGCCTATAGGTACCAGACCAATGAATGGTGCTCTTGATTATGGTCCTCAAGCTTATTATAAGGATAACTGGAATCCCAGTACTAAAGTATTCCATCAAGCTAGTGAAAATACTATTTCTATTGCTAATCGTGGACCAACCATGAGAGAAGATGGTTATCCCAATCAACTGGGAGATTTGTGGTGGTCTTCTGTTACAGGTATTCTTTATATCTGGAATACAAATGCAGTTTATAATCTATCCGCTGATGAATATATAAGATCAGAATGGGTTTCCACTGATCCAACTGGTAGTTATTCATCTATCATTGCTGGTAGTGATGAAGTAACTACTCATCCAACTGGTCTTGGGGGTACTTATGGAGCTGAAGATTCTATCTACTCTGCTAATGTTATTACTCTGATATCTCCAGAGGCTCCTACTGAAGTTGATGCATATACTCCTTTGACTGAGGGTCTTCTGTGGTGGTCCTGTTCTACTGGTAAGTTGCATGTTTATTATAAAGATGGTAATGGTACCGAGCAGTGGGTTATAACCAGTCCTATTGGTACTATTCCTGGAGAAGGTGCTTTGGACATAGTTCCTGATGGTTCAGGGGGGACTAATCCTAATCCAATTTATAGTGTGCCTGAAGGACCTAAACAGAAGTGGTTATGGTTTGATAACTATGATGATTTTTATGTTGGAGATATTTTAAAGTTTGAGATTAGTGCTCCTGGTTTGAAAGAAGTATTAGATGGAGCAGGAAATATTATTATTAAGGATTCCTATGATACTGCTCTTATTAAGAAGAAAGGTCTTCCTTATTCTATGAAAGTAGTGAGGGATGATAGTCCCAGTGAGCTTCCTGATAGGTGCCCTGTTATTAATAATTCCAGAGCTTTATATACAGTTAATACTAGTATCCCTCATAACTTATTAAAAGGAGATACAGTTTTTATAAGTGGATCTCTTTATGATGAGATTAATGCTTCTCATGTAATATATGAAGTTGGAATTGCAGTTGCTCCTGTTGCTACTCCTACTATAGATCCAACTACTCAGGAAGTGGAGGATTTGGTATTCTCTACTGATTCAAATGGAAATGAGCTTAGAGGTAGTGGATATCGTCAGGATTTCTATATTACATTTTACGGTGGTGGAGGAACAGGTGCTTTATTCTATGCAGAAGTTTCTCCAT